CTTTTTTTTTTTCATTTTCATTTCTTTTTCTATTTATTATTTCTCTTTCTTGAAGACTCACGCCACCCATTATATAATAGTATATAATATAAAATTAAAGCATAGTAAATATTACATATTTTAATTGATATATTATAATTTAAAAAACTAATACATATTTAATAATAATGACTGGAGGTTTACTTCAATTGGCAGCATATGGTGCTCAGGATATTTATCTAACAGGTAATCCACAGATTACTTATTTTATAGGAGTATATAAACGTTATACAAATTTTTCAATTGAATCTATACCTCAATATTTTACAGGAAATACAAATTTTGGTCAAAAAGTGTTTTGTAAAATAGACAGAATTGGAGATTTAGTGAATCAGATGTTTTTAAGAATGGACCTACCAGATATATCCGAATATAATTATTTAGATGAGAATGGGGAAATCGTTGAATTCTTTTGGATTAATAGTGTAGGTCATGCAATTATTAAAATTATAGAAATTGAAATTGGTGGAACTGTTATTGATAGACAATATGGATTATGGATGGAGATTTGGACAGATTTAATCATTCCAGTGGATAAACGCCCCGGATTTTATCAAATGATTGGTAAAACAGATAGTCCAGTAAACTTAACAAATAATAGAAGTTTAGAATTATATGTGCCATTACATTTTTGGTTTTGTAGAAATATAGGTGCATCACTTCCACTGATTGCACTTCAGTCTCATGAGGTACGAATAAATATTACATTTCGAAAATATGAGGAATTAATTATATCATCAACGGGGAATTTATTACCCACTACAAAACCACCTCCATCTATTGTTCAAACATTTCTGGATGTAGATTATATTTTCTTAGAAGACCAAGAAAGAAAGCGATTCGCTCATAATACACATCAATATTTAATTGACCAAATTCAGGTTCAAGCATTATCATTAAGCACAACGCCTCCTCCCAATAGTTCATATCAAGGAGTCAAACCAAATATAAATGTAGAACATAATGTGGTATTGGATTTTAATCATCCTGTAAAAGAGGTAATATGGGTATTACAAAATTCAACCGTACTATCCATGTATCCATATGGCGGTAATGAATGGTTTAATTTTTCGACTCAATCTTATAAAAATGGAGAGATTAATGGGAAAGATACGATTGTCAATGGTAAATTTATATTGGAAGGACAAGACCTCACAAATATGAAACCCTCTAAATTCTTTCGTTTAGTTGTTCCTTATCAAAGACATACATGTATTCCCAATAATTTTATTTATGTATATAGTTTCGCTTTGAAACCGGAAGAGTTTCAACCCTCTGGAACATGTAATTTCAGTCGTATTGACAATCAGATTCTATATTTACGAGTTTCTGCTGAGTTGGTGGACCCAATTATTACTATATTTGCAGTAAATTATAATATATTAAATATTGCTGGAGGTATGGCGGGAGTTGAGTATTCAAGTTGAGTATTCAAGTTAATGTTCAAGTTGAGAGTGTTCAAGTTAACCCTTCCTGAATAATATTTTAGATTATGCACATGATTCTTTGAATAATATAAAATGTTTGTGTAAGGGTGTAAATAAAAATTGAAATAAATATTATAATGTGAACAAAGGTGTTCATTCATATAACATTCTATTTATTGATATAAGACATCATCATGTCACAACAAGAGACATCCAGTATTAAAATTGAAAAAATAGTAAAAAATATAGAAAGGTATTTAATGTTGATTGCAGTGAATAATCCTGATTTTACTATATTAATAAATTCATTTTCATATTATATATTTAGACAAGCATTTATTGATAATTATATTGTAAAAGAATATGTATTATCAAATAAGCATGTATCATTAAATGATAGAGTATCCTCAAATGATAGGGTATCTTCAAATGAGAACCTATCCTCAAATGATAGAGTATCTTCGAATGAGAACGTATCCTCGAATGAGAACCTATCCTCAAATGAGAACCTATCCTCAAATGAGAACCTATCCTCTAATGAGAACGTATCCTCGAATGAGAACCTATCCTCAAATGAGAACGTATCCTCAAATGAGAACCTATCCTCAAATGAGAACCTATCCTCAAATGAGAACGTATCCTCGAATGAGAACGTATCCTCAAATAAGAATGTAAAAAAAAGGAAATTTATTATCTTTAATCAAGAGAATTCAATAAGTCATGATGAAAATGAAAGATTTATTCTTCATTCCCAAAAAGGAATACTATATTATGTAAATGTATATCTTAAAGATTTATTAATCCTTTATCCAGAGAAAAGTAAGTGTTTTATTTATTTTATGAAATATCTAAATTGGTTAGAATTCATGTTTAAGGAATCGCTAATTAAGGACTACAATGTTCAATATTTTATTACAAAAGATGAAAAAGAAATTTCAGAGACATTATTTCTTATGAAAGGGGTAAACATAAATCAAGACATTCATTCCGAGAGATTAAGATTAAAAATAAATCTTGATATTGTCTTACAAATAAAATCATTATTTATTTCATGCTTTCGAACATATTATATTCTATCAATGAATCAGAAGATCAAGAAAAGAATTGAAGAGATTATATTATATGGAAATGACCAACATAATATACCGAGCATAAAAAATATTGACTTCCGCTCTTTAGAGTGGATTGAACTGATTCAAAATATAACATCTAGAATTATTCCAAGATTATCCAATATACATATACCGGAATATTTTGGAACCATTAAATATATTAAGAAAAAAATAAGAGTCATCATTACCGCTGAAGATATAAATATATTTTCATTGTTTTTTAATGTATTGCAGAATTATATATTTAATTCTTCAGAAGAACCTGAAAAAATGTCATATGCAATGAAAGTATATACTATTTTCTGTCAAAATTATTATGATTCATAATTCTTATTTTATTTTTTGAGTCATTTTTTGATTTATTTTTTTGAATCATTTATAATTCCTTCTGACTATTATAAATTATTCAATGACCTCATTTTCTATTGTATAAATAAACTTATTATGATAAGAACTATATGAAACATGTTTACATACTATATTACTATATGATTCTCTTTGAAATACTTTCATAGGGTAAATACAGTATCTATTGTCTACATACTTCATATAAGTATTGTCTATTTCAATTGTAGATGATTCTATAATAGATAATAACTCAGGTATATATTCTTTTCGAACAATATAACTTGTTGTTGTTAATCCTGAATTCTTTTTTATTTTTAATAGGTTCGGAGATACTAAATGAGCATCCTCTTTTTTTAATAAATGAACACCTAAATAAAGTATTTTCCATTCCAAATCTATTTTGGATACCTCTTCTATATATGAAAAAATATCAAAATCCTTATCTATATCAAATACAAAATCATCTTCCATGATCCATATCCATGATGAATGATGATTTAAACTCTCTTTTAACACAGTATAATGACTCTTTTTACAACCAGCGGAACCAATAATATATGATATCTCTTTCCTCCATAATGAATGGATATCTACATAATCAAGTGCATCATTATATTTTAATTGTACTGCGGAAAAACGTTGAAATGTCTTCATTCTTATTTTTTTCCATTCTATAATAGATTCATTTAATCGATCATGTCTTGTATCCAAATTAATTAAAAAAATAGATAAATTGTCTATCTTGTGTATACCCTGTATCTTGTGTATCCCCTCATTCTCTTTTTTAATTATAGGATTCTTTTGTTCTGTTACTAAATACTTACATAATTCAGATGAGGATACAGAATATTTTTCATAAAAATAAGTAAACCAATATTTTACTTTTAAATCTGGAATATTCGAATGCATTTTATTCAATGCATTACAATCATCCATAAGTAAAAATGTATTCAAATAAAACCAAGTATTATCTTTTTCAATATAAATATAGGAGTGAATCGATTGAATAAATTGAATAAATTCAGATAGATTATTTCCTTTATAAATAGAACAATTTTCAAATAATTCTATTTTCTCTATATATAATTTATAACTTTTTTTATGTATAAATACAAAAAGTATTTCTGTATATACATCCGTTGTGTATATATTTGTGTATATATTTGTGTATATTTTCGGGTCAATCGAATCTATAAAATATATTTTATACGTTTTAATAAATGATGGCGATACAATATTCGTTTTATTATATCCAAATATTAAATTATTTTCAATGTTTTCATAAAAATGAGATTCTTCAATGGTATCATATTTTTTATTGATAATATTCATTTTCATATCATTATTAAAAATATAATGAAAGAAATGATAGTATTCTTTATACATGGTAATATCTATAATATCATCTAAAATTGAATCTGTAATTCTATCATATAATTCAATGTCTTCTTTATTTATTTTAGGTAAATAATCATGATGATAATATGAATATACGAATGATTCATCATTCATATAAAATAAAATATTCCCATATTCATTCTGACAAAATAGATAACATTTATATATATATTCCATTTGATTTTCAATATCTCCATGAATACAATAACAATATGTTTTTAATTTCGATTGATTTGGAAATTCTTCTTTGTTTTGTAGATTCTTCAATTGATAAATTAAATTATTATAAATTTGATAATTATGTGTTGTATAAAATTCATTTTTATTTTTATAGGAATAACAAATGGAACTCTCATACACACATAAATTTAAATATTTTATTTTTTCTACGAATTCTCTATTTGGATAAGGTGTAATTGTATTCAATAAATATTTATACTTTTTAGATATTATAATAATATACTCTGATGATAATAAATATACAAATATATCTACAGATATATTCATATTTATATTTGATATCTCATCTTTAAAAAATAAATCCATAAATGAAGAATGTATCCTTTGAGTTTCATTGATTATACTATAATATTCTGTTTTTACATGATTTAATATATCTCCTAAATACTGAATATAAAATTCTATATTTTTACCCATATCAATATAATAAACACAATCACCCTCTGGAAGTACATATGATTTTAATCTCTTTTCTACAATACTCCTTTCATATTCATAAAATACATAATAGAATTTAATATTCGATGCGGAACCCGATGCGGAACCTGATGCGGAACCCGATGCAGAACCCGATGCGGAATTAGGCGACCCTTTTGAAAAATTTGAATATCGTTTTATAATCTCTTCAAAGGAAGAGAAATGCGTAATAAAAAAAATAAATGTAATACTTGATTTATTTTTTTCATTCTGTTTTTTATGATAATCAATCATCCAATCGATTGGTTTATTAAAAGATAAATGTGTATTCTTTTTTTTATATTCATCTAAAGAAAAAGAAGGATATAATTTAAAAAAAGTTTGAATTGATATATCCATACATACTTTATATATATTTTTTTATATCTTTTAATCAAATGTTTACCCCCTGCAGAAGAATATTTAAGATGAATCGAGAGATTCTTCAAGTACAATTATAAAAGAACGAATGGATTATAAATCAATTTCATAAGTATTTAATGCAAATATTTCATTATGTTTATATTTCGTTATAAATTTATAATTATTTTCAATCAATTTCTTTCTACATAATTCATCCTTTTCAGGTTGAACCCCTAATGTTTCAATTAAAATGACATCAATTGGAATAGAGAAATCCCAAGATTGCAATACTTCATATTCATGACCTTCTACATCTAATGATAATAAATCTATATGTGTTAGTTTTGTCTCTTTTACAATTTCTGATAATTTTGTAGGTTTTATAAAAATTTTATTCTGCACTAATGACTTCATCCACTCATTATTACTCTCAAAAAAAGTATCAAAGTGATGCTGAGATAATGTATTTTCTATGCCAGAGACAGCGGCACAACTATCCACAAAATATCTAAATTCTAATGGTTCTTCATAACAACTTACTAAATTATTGAATAAAAAATTATTAGGTCTATTTTGTTTTAACATTATAAATTTATCTGGATGTGGTTCAATTAATATACCCGTCCATTGTAAAGTCTCTTCAAAAAATTTTGTATTCGAATATAAATTACCATCTAATGCACCTAATTCAATATATGTACCATTTTGTTTATTTTTAAATATTTTTTCATTTAAGAATATATCTTCTTCAGATTGCGAGTAATACATTATATAATAATACATTATATAATAAATATCTCTCTAAAAATTACAATTCAATATATTACAAAAAAATTTAACTATTTATATGAATTATTATTTTAAGTTTATGATTTTTTAAGTTTGTGATTTTTTAAGTTTATGATTTTTCATCTTTGTTATTATCAAATTGTTCCTTCATCTGTACCAACATTTGATGAACACTTTCTCGAATGGGTTTTACATTTGGATATAATGTTTCTAATCTTGTTGTATCCAAAAAGTTATTCGAACGTCCACTATCCAAAATCGCTCTTTGTTCATCAATGGTAAAATTATTCCATGTGAATTCAGGGTCCACAATTTCACGATACATTTCTAATATTTCATTATGTGATATCAATCCAGGGTTTGTTAAATTAACCGTCCCTGTTGTTTTCTGAATAGACATATCTATCATTAATGGAATTAATTCATTTAATACAGTCATTGAGTTCGGCACTGAACAAATCTTTGGATAATTGGTAATCTTTGTAATAAAATTACGAGGATTAAATTCATCTGTAATGGGCATTCGAATACGAACATTCAACACATTGTTTTCCAATAAATGCATTAATTGATCCGTATATCCCTTTACAATAGAATATGAAGAACCAAAGAAATTTGGTAATGAAGATTCATCAAATCCATTTACCTCCTCTCCAAATGGATGATTCTCATCATATTCAAATATACATCCAGTTCCTAAATATGTAAAATGATAATTATATTTTGACGCCAATAATGACAATACCATGGGACTATATAAATTATCACGCACATTCTCTACTAATTTACCCTTCTGTTCCAAATAATCAATGGTTCCATAATATCTATTTTCAAATGTTCCATGGGTTCTACCAATTAAAGAAATAACATTCGTGGGTTCTGTATCTTGAATCTCTTTTTCAATAGAAGCGACATCTTCAACTCTTGCATTTCCAATGACATAATCTATCTTTTGTTCCTCTAAATACTTCACCACTTTTGAACCAATCCATCCTCGTGAACCATATACTAGAAATTTCATATGTATCTATAATAGATTATTATTTTATATCATTTTATCAATTCCTATTTTTAGAAGAACTGCAAAATCCAGAGAAGATAGAATGGACTCTTTTATTTATAAATTCGTTTGTTTTTATTTCCGCAAGTTTATTACCCGCTTTTGTAATGAGTAATTTAATATTAATTTTATATTCTTTATGACTGATATTACAAAAGAAATCACATAAATAAGATATATCATTTGTCTCTTTCACAAAAACAAATATGATATTTGTATCTTTTTCATTCTCATCTTTTATTTTTTCAAAAACCTCTTTCTTATTTTTTTCACTATAACATAAATTTTTAATATTTAGTTTTACACCATCTAATATTTTTTTAAACTTCGATAAATCTCCAAGATGCAATTGAATAACCTCACATATATCATCCACTATATTATCAATATCCACATTTATATTATTTGAATTTATTTCTCTTGTTATTGTTTCATCTTTATAAAAATCCCATACTTCTTGACTTTCTTGAATCTCTTGAATCTGATGACTGATTTGATTTTCTAAAATCTCTAATTTACTTTTTTCGAATTCAATGTTTTCTAATTCAATGTTTTCGAATTTAACATTTTCTAATTCAACGTTTCCCATTATATTATCATAAGAAAAAGAATAATAATAAAAGATAACTATATTATTTTTTATTGATTCTTTTCACTTAAAATACTATAAAATCATCTATAGAGAGTAATTTTAATTACTACCGCTCACATTTAATTGAGATGAAAGTGGATCAAAGTTCTTTGTTTTAATAATAACTTCAAAATTGTAATTAATTTGTAATTTATCTTGAATAAAAAAGACTTCACTTGGATAATAATAGGTATCTGAATATGGATAATTAATTTCAAATTCAATTGAATTATTATTTTTATTTACATTTAAAATATAATACCCCCCCTTATAAAATAAAGAATTTAAATAGGGTTCAGTCATTCCCGGTAAATATGATTTTGTAATTCCAATTCTTAAATTCTCATCTAATAATTCTTCTGGAATTTTATTTTCGACAATAAAATATTTTCCATCAATCCCCACAATTTTTAAATAATATGTATTTATGACTAAGTAATGAATCTCATTTGAATTAAAATATAAAGGAAATAGTGATTGAATATCAACATCAATATCTTGATTATTGTCATTCATATAAAATAATGATAATCGAATGGTATTATCAACAATATCATACTCTTTAATCTGAATATCTTTTTCAAGATAGGCAACTTGATCTAAATTGGGTCTTGTTGTATAAAAATAAATTAGGTCGCCTATAATTAAACTTACATTTGTAATTATATTACAATTTCCATTTGAATAATATAAAGAACAGTATTTTGCATATTCCGAATGTTCCATTTGAATTTTACAGAGGGTTGTTTTAAACGTAATTCCCCCGCATGTTGGAGTATAATCGTTCCCCTCTGAAAATGAAGATATATATAATTTATCCATATTTAATTGATATGGTATAGAATTATTATCTAATATATTCAATGTCATCTTATCCAACTTTCCATTTAATATCGGGTCATATAAAAAATTCTCATCTTCTGATGCTTTTACTAATTTTATAAATTTATATTTATTATTTGAATAATTGGATTGATAATCAATTAATAATTTTGAAAAAGAATTATAACTACTTTGATCTCCTCCTCTATAAGGTCCTCGAATCTCAGGTATATCTAAATAAAGATACGGTTTACTAAATATATCAAATATTATATTTGTTGAATTTATATTTCCAATAATTGTATCAATTGTAGGAAATATAACGGTATTACATTTAATACTATATATATTATCAAATGTCTCTTGTATATTTCCACTATTCCCATCTCCAAAAATAATATTTTTTTCATACATTATTACTTTATTATAAATATCATAGACTGTTTTATAGGTAAATTGATTTCCATTTGGAGAGAATTTTATCTGGAATGAGTTTGGATTGGGATATAATTGTAAATCTCTGTTTTTTGAATCAAATAATAAAAAATAGTTTTTTAGTATATTTCCATCATTCTTTCTAAAATTCTGATTATTCTCTATAAATATATGATTTTCTTGTATCTTTTCTGGATTCAATATATTATTAAATGATGAATAGTTTTGTGGGTAGGTTTGTGCATAGGATTGTCCATAGTTTTGTGAATTATTTGGTGCATGGTTTGATGCATTGTTTGATATATTATTCATTGGAAAATTCACTGACTTATTCAAAATACGATTATCATTTGATAATGAGGATAATGGTGTAGACTGATATATATTATTATTTGTTTGAGTTTCTATAAGATTGTTATTTTGAAAAGGTTCTATTAATCTTTGAAATGGACGTTCATCTAAATCTTGTTCTATTTTTTGAAACTCTATATCAATCTCATTATTTTTATTTTTTTGAATAATATCAAAATTACCATATGTACTTAATAATTCATTGTATTTTAAAGTAGTGTCTTTTTTATCATTCATACTTTGGTCCATGGCAAATGAAATAGGTTTTATTTTAGGTTGTAGTATTTCTCTTTCATCTTCTAATTCTTTCTTTTTCATTTCAATATTTCTTGGTGTTACATCCGCTCTAGGATAATCCATAAATTGTGGAGTTTCATAATCTCTTAATAATATAGGATCAAACATATTATCTATTTTTGAATCATTCTTTACTTTTTTTTGGACAACAGGTTTTATATTCTTCTCAACCTTCTTTTTATTATCTATATTTTGTGAGATTTTATAAAATACGCTATCATAAATATTCTTATTTAATGATAATAAATAATCTTCTTCTGTCATATTTGAGGGAGGTGTCATTTTAACAGTTGATATTGTATATTGAATACTTTCATATATCTGTTCATCATATTCATTTTGAATTTGAATATTATATTTTTTGGATATGTTCGTTTGTAATACATATCGGATTGAATTAATATTTTTATCTTGAATAAGAAGATCTTTCATTTACTTATTTATCCTTTATTTTTTAAATATAATAGACTAATTATATTTAATAAAAATAAGATAATAGAATTATATTAAATTACAATATGTTCCATTATTTTTTGAACAATTGAATTATTGAATAAGAATTGGGGAATAGGTAATCGAATTTCAATTCCTTTTTTAGGTTCTAGATTTTGAAATAAATTGGATAATGGTGATGATTGTGGGGGTAATGATTGTGGGGGCGGTGATAATGAATCTGCTGGAGGACTTACATTATAATGAGAAGATAATCCACAATTTGAAATACTATTCATTTTACTACTAAATAAATAGGAATAAATAATGGTTCTTAAAAAAATACATAATAAAATAAATATACCCATAAAAATGTAATTGAATGGTGTATTATATTGAAAATCATCAATTGATTCTTGTATATAATTCATAATCGATGGATTCTTATTCACAGGATAATGTATACTTGTTCTATATAAAATATTTTGTTGTTGTTTCATGTAATATCCTTTCAACATTGAAATTTCATAGGGGAAATATGATGTGGTAGGTGTATTTTCTATATATTCAATATACTGATATAATACATTTAATAATCTTAATTTTGCATGTTTATCTACTGAGATTTCAATAATATCCATTAAATCATTTATATTCTCACGTGTCCAATCTAAAAATGGTTTTTCTAATAAGGATGACATATATAATTATATACCATCTTTTATTTTAAATTTCAATCGAGTTTTTAATTATAATAAAAGATACTATTTAGACAACAATTATTTTTATATAGATTATCCAATGATTTTAATATATTATATAATCTATCTCTTTCAGCTATATAATTATTTCTTTTTAGAAATAAATACTTTTTTATATCTATCGTATAATCATATACATTATTATTATTAAATTCTCTTACTGAATCAATCATTGAAAATCTTACTAATCTTGGATGGATACCCTGAATACCCTGAATACCCTGAATACCCTGAATATCCTGAATACCCTGAATATTATTATATATAATAATATTATTCGATATATATTTATCTATATTATCAATCATATTATCCATTTGTTTTATTTGGGTTTCAATATTTTCTTTACTATTTTGTTTACTATATGATTCATTTATATTCATAATATTATCAATATAATCATTCATTTATCTATAATAGTAAATAGTATGAATCATGGAAATCAACATTAATTACTTTCAACATAATTATTGTATTTTCCTGGTTGATTCAACAATGAAACTGTCATCATTAACATATTTTCTTGTCCCCTAAAATCGAATAAAGAACCATCATAATTTAGGAATTCTATATCTAACCAATATAATTTTGAAAGTGGAGGATTGAAATACTTAATTACACCATGAACAGGTACGGTTGCTTGATTCAGAATGGTATTTTCTAAATTTAATAATGGGATAACCGTATACGAATTATTAGATGAACCGATGGAATTAATGTTATTAAAATCTTTTATTTTTAAAATAACATAAGGTTTATTTTCAATTTGATAAATATATGGACTCTCTAATATAGATATATTTTGAAAAATGAAACCAGTCGCACCACTTGGGTCTTCACCATCTAACTCCTCAAAATAAAGTGTCCTATCATTTTTCAGTTCATATACTTGACAAGAAAAAGTCTTACCTAGAACGGGGTCATTTAGAATAAAATAATCATTCTTACGGAAAATACTTGTTAAATCGACATTATTTTGAACAACCATTTTATAAATAGTATAATCTTGATCACTCACTGAACCCGTTGGTATAATTCCCATGACTTCAATATCCGAAAGATCAATCATTGCCGATTGAAACTGTCTATTTATAAATCCAATCGTTCTATCAACATTTTTAAATCTACAAGGAGAACAGTTATCTGCAAGAGAATAATTAATATTATAAATAAAATCAAGATTATTCGAACGATTACTTTGAATCCTTAATTTTAAATTAATGGGATCCCTTGTGAAATTTAATTTACCTGGATAACTCATAAATAAATCTCCATATTTTCCATTTAATGTATCAATCAATAATTCATTATTATATTGTCCCTCTGGTATATAGATTGTATAGATAATACCATTCCCATCATTTAAATAAAAAGTATTATTTGATGAATTAATATTATAAAATGTATTTGGTATTTGTGCAAGTGTTAATTCAATAGATATAATATCTTTAAATTCTTGGGGAATATCGACTCTATATTTATTTGAATCTGGATATTTTAAATAATCTCTATCTCTACTATCAATGACTATATGACGACTAATATTTCCATGTGTCTTATTTCTATCAGGGGGTTTGATAATATGAGGGTCATAATCTGTTTTTACTTGTTGCATTGGTGGATAAGAAGAAAAGGAAGAGGAAGAAGATAATGACATACTTTATATATTTATATTTTTTTTATAATATAATCTTATGATTTTTTTATTTTATTTTTATAATTCTTTATAATATGATATTAGTTACAAATTATTATATCCCTTCAAATAAAAAAAGAGAGATGGAAATTAATAAATGTTTAATTCTTAATTATATTCAACCCGATATAGAAGAAATCTATTTATTGAATGACCAAATACACGACCTTCATTTTTTACCAAAGAATCAAACAAAAGTTCATCAATTTAAAATCATTGACAAAAATAAAAAATTGTCTTTTCCGAATGCGATTCATTTTATTAATACATATTTAAAAGATAAAAATGTAATCTTATCCAATAGTGATATATACTTTGATGAAACATTAAATGAAATTAAAAAAATAGATTCAAATGATGTCTATGCTTTATTGCGTTATGACAATGGTATATTATATAGTGATGATTTCAATATTCCTAGAAATAACTCACAAGACTGTTGGATTTTTAGAAGTCCATTAAATATTCCACTTGATAAAATAAATTTTACATTAGGACAATTGGGGTGTGATAATATACTTGCATATCAATTATATAGTCATGGTTACAAAGTATCCAATCCTTGTTATTCAATTCATACCCATCATCTTCATGATTCTCAGTATAGAACATATAATGAAAGTGATCGTATGCATAGTACATATATGAATATTAAACCTGCATTATTAAGTGATGAACCAGAATATGAAATATATGAATACTAATATCTTTTATTTTTACTGGATAAATCTTGGGTATTTTTAGTATTTTTGTTGTATAGTAATTTATTATGTATTATGTAATAAATTAAATGAAATGAATTTAATATTTTATATTAGATACATATATAAATGGGAAATTGTTGTTATAATTTTATAGATCCCTCTATTCCTGGTAATTTTGAAGCATTAATGATGGATGATTTAATATTTTGTGAAATTTTGACGAATGTATATAAAGTTATAGACTCAAAGGAAGATATTTGGAAAACTCTAAAGGAAGATACTACAATTCAATCCATTAAGATGCATGAGATTAAAGATATGATAAAAAATATAGAATCTATTATTTATGGAGTAAAATATTCTGAAATACAAGAAGAGAATAAAATAATTGATGAAGATTATAATGACTTAATTGTTCAAGATGTTATAACTCATATGGCTCATATTGCGAAACATGGATGGGAATCCTATGTTTCTGTTTATAAAAACCGTATATCCGATACAAAAGTATTTGAAAATATTGATATTGAAAATGCGAATACTATGATTATTGAGAATACTGAGAGTGCTGTTGTTGAGAATGCCTCTGCTGAGAATCCCGTTCCCGAGAATGCCATTGTTGAGAATGCTGTTCCTGAGAGTGCTGTTGTTGAGAATACTGTTGTTGAAGATGCTGTTATTGATAATGCCGTTGTTGAAGATGCTATTGTTGAAGATGTTGTTCCTGATAATGCTGTTGTTGAGAGTGCAGTAATTGAAGATGTTGTTCCTGATAATCCTGTTGTTGAGAATGCTGTTGTTGAAGATGCTGTTATTGATAATGCCGTTGTTGAAGATGCCATTGTTGAGAATTCTGTTCCTGAGAGTGCTGTTGTTGAGAATGCCATTGTTGAGAGTGCAGTAATTGAAGGTGTTGTTACTGAGAATGCCGTTGTTGAAAATGCCGTTCCTGAGAGTGCAGTAATTGAAGATGCCGTTCCTGAGAATGCTGTTCCTGAGAATGCCGTTCCTGAGAATGCCGTTGTTGAGAGTGCAGTAATTGAAGATGCCGTTCCTGAGAATGTCCTTCCTGAGAATAATATAGTATAACTATAAATAACTATAAATATTATACTAAACTTTTACCTATATAAATTATAATTATACTTAAATAAATTACAAAAAAAATGAAAAATAAAATTATTATAATGTTATTTATTTACTTATATAAAAACTTATTTGTTATATAAAAATGCTAAACATTGTACCAACCAGTGATTGTCTTAATTTCATCGAGAATAAAAATGACCGTTTTATGATAAGTACTGCATTATCTGCAATTACTGAACTTGATTTATGGAATTATATGCGTAATTTCGGAGAAGAATCATTTATGTTTTCAAATAATGTAAATATAAGAAGAATTTATGAAAAAATCGAAAATTTAGGTTATATTGGACATTCAGGATGTTCATTTGGATTAACCATGAGAAGTATGCAATTTATTGCAAAACATGGTTTTGATGAATTTAAAAAAGATTGGTTAAAAAATTCAGAACATTCAGAATAATATGATATTATTAACCATTAATAATATATAAAATCTTGCATATGGTGCATAATCATTTAAATCGTATTATAAAATGTTTATGTAGAGGGTTAAATGGTAAAAACATTGGATATTCAAAGTATTTTTGTTTATATATTTTTATATATCTTCTTCGTATAAAACATACCATAAAAATGGTGTATTATTAAATTTTGTTTTATCAAATGTATTCTTATATTTAGTACCTATTAAAAATTATTTATTTGTTATAAAATTAAAAAAAACTGATAATAATTTTATCTGTATTTTAATAATTATTTTAAAAAAAAACAAAACGTATAAAATGAATTTTACAAAAGAGGATGAGATTTTAATTGCAAACAAATTAAAAGAGAAATATAGATGTGATATAATTTTTAATGATGATATACCTTATACTCTATATTGTGCAAGTGATATTGGTAATATATTAGAATACAAAAATATAAATAAGTTAATTAGAACTGACTTTAAATATCAAATAAAATCTAAAACTAAAAATGGAGAACATAATAAATCATTTATTACATTAACTCTATTATTAAAAATAGTTAATAAAACACGTAAAGAATCTTCATTAGATATATGTAATACCCTTAATATAAATATATATTCTAATAAATTTACATGTATAGAAACAGATTCATTAAAATCTATAATGGATACTTTTAGTGGAGAAAAGATGATTAAACAATTCAAAATAAATAAATATTATGTTGATTTGTATTTTAAAGAATATAATTTAGCAATAGAATGTGATGAAAATCATCATAATATATCATATGATTATAATAGAGAAAATGAAATTATTGAAGAATTAAATTGTGTTTTTATACGATATAAACCTTTTGAAAAAGAATTTAACATATTCAATGTTCTAAATAAAATTTATTTACACATAAAAAATTTTAAAAAATAATTATTTAATTCTTAAAGGGTGTAAATATATTTTTATTTAATTTATTAACTCTTTACATAAACAGTTTATAATACTACTTAAAGAATCATGCAACATGTGCACAATTTTAGATATTATTTAGGTAAAGGGTTAAAGTCATAATCTTGCTTTCCCTGTAGGGAAAGCAAGTTTCTATAGTCAATATCAGTAATAACCTTTCATATATAACCATTTAAATCTTACTAATTTTAAGATTTACTTTTGATTTTTTTTTGTATAAATCATTGAGAGTTTGTTCTTCTTCATCTTCATCTGGATTATAATTTTGGTCATTAAACTCCCATGCTTCTTTACAACATACATGAAAATCTGTATGATTGTCCGCTTTATACCAAAATACTTGGTCTTCCAATTTATTGCTTTTTGAACCATTGTGGATAACTAAACATTCAAAGTTCTCTGTACATGCATCCATTGTTTGACAGAACATTTCAAATGTATGAAACATTCCCGCATAACATTCATATAATTTCTTTCTATTTTGAAAATTATTATCACGTAAAATGAAAACCCAATCAATATTTGACCTCAGATTGGGAGGAATCCCAATTGCATATTGTAACAATAGTAAAAAAAAGATACCCCAATGCCTTCCATTCATAAATATTTCACGAATAATTGTATCTTTCTTCCATTCATTGTCGTACATGCAATCATCCATAATTAAAAATGCACGATTATCAATATCTCCTTCTCCCTGTGTCATTCTCTTTTTTAATTGTTTTTGTCTTTTAATAAACTCATTTGTAATTTTTGGATGATAGGCATCATGAATAAAAATAGGTGGAACAATATGAGAATAAAATTTATTTGCATTTTCTGTTGGTGATATAACAGTTCCAACGGGTAAGTCTTGATGATAATATAATAAATCCTTTGTTAAGAAAGATTTTCCCGTATTTCTTTTACCAATCATAACTACAACCGAATCATCTTTAATCATATTCATATTAAATTTCTTAAGTTGTAAACTCATTTCTATTCTTAGAATGATATTTTTTTATTTATCAATACGCAATTATTTATTTTTTTATATAAAATACTTGTTTTCAGAATACTCGATTCATTAAAGAATTTATTCATTATAAAGAATGATTGTATATAACTATATAATACAAACTAATTTATTATATATTACCGAATCGAATCAAGAATTACCCAAAAATACCCAAAAATGTTAATTGATGATTATTTTATCTATCAAATAGATTATGAGAAAAAGTATGGAGATCATACATTAGTATTAATGCAAGTGGGTTCATTTTTTGAATTTTACGGTGTTGATAATGAAGAGGAGAAGATAGGAGACCTTCAAAAAATAACAGATATATTAGATATACAATTAACAAGAAGAAATAAATCCATATTAGAGAACAGTCGTTCAAATGCATTAATGGGAGGTTTCCCATGTGTATCATTAAAGAAATATATTCAACTATTATTAAATCATCAATATACAGTTATATTAATTGAGCAGACAACGGAACCTCCCAATCCAAAAAGGGAGGTTACGAATATTTTCAGTCCTGGAACATATATTCAGGATATAAAAGATAGTGATCCCAATTACATAGTCAGTATTTATATTACAGAGGAACGATGTTATCGAACGGGAAGACATTTATTTTTAATAGGGATGTCATCTATTGAGTTATCCACGGGAAAGAGTATAAGTACAGAAGAGAATGAGATTTTATATGATAAGAATGCAATAGTAGAAGAGATATACCGTTTTATAGAGACGTATCATCCAAAAGAGATATTAATTACAATGATAGACAATGAAAATAATAAAGAGATTACACAAGATGATTTAAAAATGAGATTAAACTTTACAAATCGGATTGTTCATTATCAGTCGAAAGTGGATAAAACCTATTTTAAGAAATCATACCAGAATCAATTTTTTGGAAAAATATTTAAACAGAAGGGCATGTTATCACCCATTGAATATTTAGATTTTGAGAGAAGAGAATATGCAATGTTATCTTTTCTTTTTTTATTACAATTTTGTTATGAACATAATGAATCCATATTATCGAAAATTCACATTCCCGAGATATGGGAATATGAAAAACATATGATATTGTATCATAATGCATTATATCAATTGAATATATTACAAGTGGGACAACAAGACAATGGTTCTAAATATAAATGTTTATATGATATTATTCAGAAAACATCTACACCTATGGGGAAACGTCTATTAAAATATAGAATATGTAATCCAATTGTATCTCCAACGGAATTAATATATAGATATGACCAGATTGAGTTTTTATTACATTATATGAATGATGAGAATTCAAATAATAATTCACATCCATTGGAAAATATGTTAAATGAGATTGTGGATATAGAACGGTTGCACCGTAGAATGAGCTTACAGTTATTACATCCTCATGAGTTTTATCAATTATGTTATAGTTATCGTCATATTCAATCTTTACTATATTTAATAGATACATCCCCTGAGAAGGACAGATTATTCCCATTTCATAGTGAAACATGTTTTACGGAATATATTCAAGAGATAGAGAGTATATTTGAATGGAATGAGATGGGGAAATATAATTTGAACAATTTGAATACTATTACGGATTCTTTTTTTAAGAATGGATATCATGAGGAGGTAGATAAGATTCAGATAGAGATGAAAGATATATATAAATATTTTGAAAATGAGTCTGTTCGATTATCAAATAAGATTGAAAAGGACAGTTCTCATGTCAAGATAGAATTCAATGATAGAGAGGGATATTATTATACAACAACTAAAAAAAGATGGGAAGTATTATCTCGAAAATTGGAGAAAGAAACGAAATATGAATGTCGAAAAATGAATGCGGCAAATGTAAAAATATTTCATCCTATTATGACAGAGAAGAGTAATCAATATATGGAATATCAAGAGAAAATACAACAACTTGTACGTACCAAATATATTGAAACCATTCAAAACTTTTATGAAAAATATCAGAATTTATACTTAGAAATGTCGAGATATATATCTGTATTGGATGTAGTGAAATCATGTGCATTATGTGTAAAACAATATAAATATACTAGACCCATTATAGAAAATAGAGAGGAATCGAGTTATTTAGAAATTAAGGGATTACGCCATCCCATTATTGAAATGATTCAACAGAATTATGAATATGTATCCAATGATATCACAATGAATAAGGATTCCAATGGATTACTATTGTATGGTGTAAATGGAGCGGGTAAGAGTAGTTTTAGTAAGGCGGTGGGTTGTAATTTGGTGATGGCACAGATGGGAATGTATGTTGCATGCGACGAGTTTGTATATTATCCATTTCAAAAGATATTTACACGTATTAATGGGGATGATAATATATTTAAGGGGATGTCATCCTTTGTAGTTGAAATGAATGAATTACGGTCTATATTAAAATATTCCAATTCAAGGTCTATTATATTGGGCGATGAGGTTTGTAAAGGGACGGAAGAAACATCGGCATTATCGATTGTAAGTTCAAGTATCATGCATTTCTGTCAGAACAATATATATTTTATTTTTGCAACTCATTTACATAAATTAATGAAAATCGATTGTATTAAAGAGTTGAAGATGGTTCAGTGTAAACATTTAACAATGGATTATGATCCAAGATTGAATACATTTATTTATGGAAGAAAATTAAAAGAGGGTTCGGGAAATGAACATTATGGTGTTGAAATTGCGGGATTTATAGTGGATAATCCTGAATTTATTGAAAATGCGAAGAAGATTCGACATAGTATATTAGATACAACGGAACATTTTTTGAATCCAAAGAGATCGAATTATAATAAGGATTTATATATGGATAAATGTTATATTTGTGGTATGGAAACATTATTAGATACACATCATATCGTTGAACAGAAAGAGTTTGATTTACACGATGTTCATAAAAATAGATTGTCGAATCTGATTGTATTATGTAAAAAACACCATCAGAAAGTGCATTATGAACATTTACAAATTCAATATATGGATACCATTGAGGGGAGAAAGGTGGATATTGTATAAAAAATGAAAAATAAATTATTCAATCGAAGTAAGGAATATCATAATTATTTATTCTTAAAAATGGATACTCTACAAACATTAAATACACCACATATGCCACATACACCACCAATCGAATCCGTATTCGAAGATTTTGAAAGAGATATTCGTTTCGTTTTTAATGGTTTCGAAATATTAAATGAAAATGACGGTTCAAGAGATAAATTGAATAATCTCATGAGTAAGATATATAATTTGAGAGATAATTTTACTATATTTAAAGATTTTTTTGTTATCTCTGAAAAAAAAGAGGAATTGAATACTATAGAAGAAAAAATTAAAAAATTTGGTTCGATTATATCATTTTTAGTCTCTATTGTATCATTTATTGAAGATGATTATGAAAATATAAAAACATGTTATGATTATCAAAGTATTCATAAAAGATTTGAATTGTTTAATAATGAGATGCATGAATATTCAAGATTAAAAAGGAAAAGAGAAGATGAAGACATATATTCTACTTGAAATGATTCCATGCATAAATACTATTATAAATAAAAATGAAATATATTCTATGAATATATATTTAAAAAATATATAATCATGTTTATTGAATAAATAGAATGAATACTATAAAAGAATCACCGGAAACTTCCCAAAAACAGTCCATAGACAATGAAAAGTATTTATCTATGATATTCATGAAATGTATAGAGATGAATCGATTGGTGAATACTTTATCATTAAAGATACATCACATTTTTTCAAATTCATTCAATGACTCTATTCTGGAGAAATTCAAAAAAATAGGAATTGTTATGGATGATAATATAAGAGATGATCTATTTTATATTTTTGAATACGCTTATATCGCTTCATGTAGATGTATAAAATATATATCTGAAAAACGAGGTATTTCAGATATAAAATCATATATTGAAGGATGTCAAATGAATAAATCACTTGGATTATCACCACTTTCACCACTTTCACCACTTTCACCACTTTCACCACTTGGATTATCACAAATTCATTTGGATCTAATGAAATGTTCTAGGAGTACTATGGATATTTTTCAAAAAATAGAAAGAACATATTCATTTTTTCATTTGGGTAGAATAATAGAATATATGAATAAAATTGTTGAGATTGCATTAAGTGTTATGCACAATGCTTTTATACCCAGAGATAACCAAAAAATACATTTATCTTGTGCACGAGAGTTTGTATATAAATTGGATATTTGTATTTCAATTGCATGTCTTAATTATTTTCCATCCAATGAGAAACGTATATATTTATCTTATATCCAAACCCTAGATAAAGATGGCAGTATTCATACGATTGATTTATTAAGTCATATAATGGATAAAGAATCTGATATATATAAGAAATATATTCGTTTAATTGAAGACCTAAAACATTATTCTAGGTAATTCTATTTTTACTATAGTATTTTACATATACATAAATCATTTATAATACATACAAATGATTATATGATATATTTTAACCCTTTAGACATTTTATAATACTACTTGTATGAACTACTAGTACACTATGAACACTATTTTAACCTTTATTCAGGAAGGGTTAATATTATCTAGATAATAAATAAAAAATGAAACTCAATATATTATATATATATATTAATATATTAACAGATGTTTAAAAATGACAAAAAATACTGGTAGTAGTTCTAAAAAGAATAGTTCTAAAAAGAATAGTTCTAAAAAGACTAGTTCTAAAAAGACTAGTTCTGAAAAGACTAGTCTTAAAATTCGTTTTAAAAAGCCTGATTCTAAAGGGAAGACGAATCTTAGAATTTGTCTTAAAAGACCTAGTTCTAAAAAGTATAAAGAGGATGTATCCTCTACGGATGAAATGCCTATCGATATAATAGACGATGAATTGGAAGGATTAAAAGAATATCATAAACTATTTTCTTATGAACTATCACTCGAAGAAGAAGAAGAACTATCACCCGAAGAAGTAGTTGATAGTAGTGTAGTTGATGGTAGTAATGAATTTGTAGATGATTCTAATCAAGAAGTATCTTCGATAGATAATGAAGTATCTTTGTTAAGTAATGAAATACTTCCACCAGGTGAACCAGACTTTCTTTGGAATGAGTTTTTGTATGGACCTTTATTGTAGGAATGGCGTTCATTGCTAGAATCAAAGTTTTACCCGAATAATGCTTAAAATCGTACACCATATGCAAGATTTTAAACATTATTCGGGTGAAGGGGTAATATAGATATCAAATATACGATTCAGATTAAGTAACCTCATTAAATAATTTCATTATAACCAACCATTTTTAACAAGAATGGTATAAAAGAGACTTTATGCTTTGATAAATTATTTTTCGTTTCTGTTTCATATATATGATATAGTAATAAATAACCCGTATAATAAATAAAAATAAAAAAAAAGACTGCATAGATATCAATAAAAGAAATAAATGATAAATCTAATTTTGATATATAATAAAATACGATGGTTAAAATGATAATATTTGGAACAACATGATTCATATTTTCAGGTTCATCTGCTTTTGTTTGCATAATAATATCAATACAATCTGGAGTAAAATTTTTATCTATATTTAGATGATGATTTTTATGAGATGGTAGTGATGGAAGTGAGTAATTTATAAAATGAATGGTTAAATAAATAAAAAAAACAATAAAATTATAAATGACAAAAGGGTCTTTTTGATTCCCGCCGAATAGTATATATATAAAAGATGGTATTAATATTCCAATGAATTCATATACCATTTCCATAATTAGATTTATTATATTTCTATCTCCATTCCAATGATGATAATTATGACATAATCCAAGAGGATAAAACATTTTTTGATGAGATATGTAATGAGATATATATAAATAGAGAAGGAAGAATGATGATGCACTGATACCATAAATAACATTCGAATGAATAATTATAGATGATGTGAATAGTGAAATCCAAAATAGACTGTTGTTTATTAAATAATGAATTATTTTTTGGATAATAATTTTCATATTACTTTTTACCTATATATTATATCCAAAATAACGAACGATTATGAGAAGAAGAATTTTAAAAACTAAGATACATACTGTATTTGTTACTAATTCTAGTTGTTTTTCATACGTATGACTTATTTCATATTGAATACCCAATGTATTCATAAACTTTATTTTTTCTTCTAATAAACTAGTTCCTAAATACTTATGTTCTAACATTGTTAATGGGCAATTATGTAATACAATAATACAGAAACTATCTAGACTTAAAATAATTAATAAAATGAGTAAATAATATATATTATTAACAAAACATAATATTATTAATATACTATATACAATGGAAGAATGTAATATCTGATAATATAATCCTTTAAGAATGGTAAGTCTTTTATCTTTATCTCCTAAAAATAATTGACGAATAATATTATTATAATATATTCTTTTTATAAATTTTTTGAATTTTAATATTATTTTGTTTTTATTTTTACCTACATATTTTTTTTCTATTTCATTCATGTAATCATTCATGTAATCATTCATATCAGGGATTAGTGGGATTGATGGAATTGTGGGTATCATTAGTTATTTTAAATATTTTTTTATTTTTTTTTAAATTTGATTTTGTATTTGATTTTGTATTTGATTTTGTATTTGATTTTGTATTTGATTTTGTATTTGATTTTGTATTTGATTCTGTATTTGATATTTCATTTTTTATAGTCATCTGCCTTACTTTCTTTTTTAAGTATTTCATTGTTTTTGTTATTGAATTTATTTTATAAATGAAATATTTCATAAAAAAGTATTGTATTGAGAAGTATGTAATTAATATAATTATTAAATATCTTTCAAATAGTTTCCATGAATTGTTATATATATATTCAAAAGTAAAATTCATTATTTTATAATAATAATAATAATTAAATAATAAAACTTAGTTATGATAAATATCAATTACATATGAATCATTTGTATTGGCAGAATGACTGTATTCATATCCAATTCTCTTAGTTTCATTCTTTGATGGATTCAGAGAGTTGTTCTCAATTCTTCTATATGGCATCAATTGATTTGATGGAACATATTGATTTGATGGAACCAATTGATTTGATGGAACATATTGATTTGATGGAACCAATTGATTTGATGGAACCAATTGATTTGATGGAACAGATTGATTCGATGGACTCATTGTATATGATTCACTACTCTGAATAGATGGAGTATTTGATACATTCAATTGAAATCGAACTGGATTGTAAATGATATTACGGATTTCAATGATTAATTCTTGAACGGTCATCTTCTCATAGGAATCTAAATTTGATAAATTCATACGCTGAATAAATACCAAAATGGCAATATAATCATCTTTTGTAAAAGTCTTACCATTTCTATCCAATTGATTTTTAGCTATATCTGTATATTTAAATATCTTTTTGATTTTATTCATTGATTCTGAATCAATGGATTCAGGATCAATACTTTGAATAGAATTAACAAATTGATGTTCTAATACATTAATCTCATTCTGAGTCACTCTTGTTTTTTCTAAAGAGTCTACCTTTTCTTTATTTTCCTTATTTCCTTTTTTGGACTTTCTTGAACTTGATGTATTACCCATTTTAGTTGAATATTGTTTAATTATTATTTAATTTAATTATTATTTAAATATTATATAATTAAATTAAATCATTTTTTTATGAATTAACCTTTTACATAAACAGTATATAATACTACTTAAAGAATCATGCACCATGTGCACGATTTTAGATATTATTCAGGTAAAGGGTTAACTAATATAATAAGACTTAGTATAAAAGAATAGTCCTCCTTCTTGACCTCTTTCTCCTCCTCTTTTAGTAATTCCCCCTTTTCCACCTTTTCCTCCGAAACCTACTCCATAATATTGTCCTTTTATCGTATATTTATTAGAATCTAAATAAACTGCAGGTGTTCCACTTTTACCATTTGTCTTAGACCCAAACCCATTTGGAGCACCTCCATTACCACCATTACCACCATTGAAAAGATATAATGTATCTATATCTATGACATTACCATTATCTTTATATTCTTTTTTATATCTAGGACGAATTGTTACATCATCAGTAAGACCACTAGTAGTATTATTGACTGGCATAATTGCATAAGTATCATTTAACTCTGTATAATCTCCACCCTTACCTCCTTCTTTTAAGTTTCCATCTGTAGGTGGAGTAGCATCATTAATATAAACAATAAAATCACTAGTAGAAGTGCTACTTTTATCCGGTGGAATTTGAACTGTTCCACTTCCCTTTCTAAAAGTTACAAATCTATTTTCTACATCATAATTAATTTTAATAGCAGCACTAGCTTTATGAAAGAAATTATATAACAATACTGCACCACCGCCACCACCTCCTCCACCACCTTTGCTACTTGATTTTCTTCCACTTGCACCATTTGATGATAAGATAATTGTATATTGTCTATTAAGTAGACCAGGGAAAGTGAAATTATTCAAGTCCTTAATAGAAACATAATAGAAGAAAAAATTATTATTATAATTCTTAGAGTAACGATTATATGTTGCACGCCCTACAGAGCCTAAATCACCTATTTTAAATGATTCAATTGTCATTTGTCTTGGACTTGGACGTGTTAGATAATATACTAATCCAATGACTACAATGATAATAAGTAAAAATATCAAAATGTGATGAAATTCAATTTTACTTTTAGAACCAACATTTCTTGTATTTACAGCCTTACTAACTTTTCCCATTTTTCCCATTTTTCCCATTTTTCCGATTTTCCCCTTAAATAACTTTGGAGGCATATATATATATATTATATTATTTTTTTCATATAATATAATAAATTATTTAATTAAATATAATATTAAAAGGTTTATAAATACTCCAAAAAATTGACTAAATATAAATGTATAAATTGACATTTCTATGTAGGGTAATTTTGTATTATATAATAATAAATCGAAAATATAACTATACTTTGTATCTTTATCTATCATATATAATATCTTTTCGTATTCTTGAATACTTAATTTCTTAGATAATTTGTATTCTTTAATTTGTTCATATCGGAACTCAGGTATTTCAATTCCTAATATAGAATATGAATACTTATTAACTTGATTAAATTGAACATCAATATCTATTTTTCTTTGAAAATAATTATATCGTATATTCTGAATTTTACCCGTTTTTGATATTTTTGTTGCAAATATCCAATTCATACGAACTGTTCTTAGTTTTATATTTGTATTGTCTTTAATAATTAAATACGATTGAATAGGTATCAACTTCTCATCATCTGTATATCTTAACATCCATGTTCCATATAAATATGGTTCTATTTTATAGGATGATATACATTCTATAAATAAAAAAAATGTAGATAATAAAATTGAAAATAACATAGTATATATTTTCTTATAATTACTTCTTTATTTACTATTGAATAATCGTTTTATCCATATATTTTCAATATCGAAATAGGGGATTGATAAATAAATTTGATGTCCATATATACTAAAATCATTATATACATTTTCAATAGAGAATTTTTCTGCAATACTTTTAGAACATTCT